CGGTCTAACTTTTCTCCGTACTCAACAAAGTCTCCGAACCCTCCTTTTTTAACGGCTCGTTGAATATTGTTATCTTCTATAAACTTCAGCATAGTTGAACGTAAGTGTTCAACTGAATAACGTTTTCCCTGCTTGAGCATCTTTACGGGTATGGGCGTACCATACTTTTTATTATGTGTGCCAACAGGTCTTAGTACACGCGCAGAGTCTAAGTCTACAGCGCGATCTATTTTCATATTAAGAAATGTTGTTATATCTCGTTTAAGTGTTGCTAATTCTATCCATGTAGCTTTATCTACTTCTTCATCTAAATGAAAGTATGTGTGGTATCCTCCACCACTATCTATAACTGAAGGCGTCAGTCGTAGGGCGCTGGCCAACTTTGCAACGTCGGCTATGGCTTCTTTCTTATCCTTGTACTTTTTTGGGTCATTAGCATCAACGTCATAATCGTCATACAAGGACTTGCACCACGCAACATTGTCTTGCGTACGTATTCTAAATCGGTCTTGTTTATCTTTGTACCAGTCTCCAAATGAGTTGATTGCGACGTAGACTTCACTATTCGCATCCAGTTTAACAGCTTCAGAAGCCGCTTTTGCAATCGTCGTAAACTTTCTGTTCTTCCACCAAGCTCTGCCATGCTCATTTGTTTCTGGAACACCGAGCACAATGTGCCCTTTCGAGGGCAGTAGCCACTCGAAAAATTCTAAGGTGTCCATCATTACCTCCATAATGTGTTAAAGTATTAATGGTAGCCGAAAAATCTCCGGCTACCTAGAAATTTTGAAGTTTAATTACTCGTCGAAATCGAGGTTTTCGAGAGCCTCAGTGACCTCGTCGTAGTCCTCAACCTTTTTAGTATTTTTAGTTTCAGTTTTATTATACGTGGACTTCGGTTTTGCCTTTACCGCAGCCTTAAATTTATCTGGCTTAGGCTCGTCAAGCTCCTCTGCTTCAGCAGCTTTGTCCGCAGGAGTTTCAATGTCAGTTGCAAAACCCTCTACTGTGGAGTTGAATCCTCCCTCAATAGTATCAAAAGCAGACCGCGTTTTCATCTCTGCTAAGTCGATAACCTGTACCTGACGCAATCGTAAGGATATACCAGAGCCATTTTTTGGGTCGTAGACAACAAGCGATACAAGCACGTTGATTTTAGACCCCGTTGTTAACATGAAGTCACTCGGTAGTTTGTTATTGCTAGAATCAAATTGAGCAATAGATGTAGGTTCGCCGTTAAACGCACCTTTAAGTTTAGTTCTAGCAACATATTCGCCATTGTCGTTGCGGTCAAAAACCTCGTCGCTGGGAGGAAACTCCTTCCATTTGGGGTCTTTCCCCTCATTGTAGGCAGTTTTCATAGCGTTATACAAAGGAACAGCCTGCTCTTTTGTCAAAACAAGGCTCATAGTATACTCAGCACCGTCGTCAGTTGGGGCGCAAGGCATACGTCCATTATTCTCAAATTTGTAAGTTTTATCAATTCGAGGATATAGAGCGGTAGCTCCCGTCACGATATAAGACGCAAATTTAGGTTTTTTATCAGTCATGATAGTCTCCATTTTAGTGATTAATAAATATATCCGCTTGTCTTTTCAAACTGCGGTCGAACAGTTTTAGACACACGAATGATTGAATTAAGTTCGATCTCTTTTAGAAAGCGACCGACTTTGAAAGTTAGTAGATTATAGTTCTCAAGTGGACGTACATTTATATGTGTTACGACGTTCTTAAGACCATATCCTCTACTAGAAAGTGACTTCTTATATTCTCTGAAAGATCGTAAAGAAGTCGATGGTACACGTAACATACAACGACTAGGCTCTTCTAAAGTAATAAGTTTCAAGGTCGCATACTCAGTACAAGCCCTAGCACGTTTTCCGTTAGGTGTAATTCGTGAACCCCAAGATGATTGGGGGCATACAGCACATTGTTTTGCTTGTGGTACAGAACTGTTTTTTATTGGTGTAATACCATCGCCAGATGTACAAATAACTGTTTCATCATCTGAATAATACGCTCTCATTTTGTCAAAAGCATTGACAATAACAGCGTCTATAGGGGGTTCTGCAAACTCAAACATTACTTACGCCGAAAGTTTACAACTTGCGTTTCGCTGTATTTTGTGCCGGGAACAAGTTCGCCGTGATGCTCTTGATAGTCTTGGCAACTTTTCTTCTTAGCACGTACATCTAGTAATTCCCATGCTTTGTTGGAAGTTACGTGGTTCATAAATGTATCGGGGTCTTCGACGGTCACGGATGATCGTGTTGAACGATACGCAGTACCGTGCTCACGGGAAGACACGTTATCTATACCACGTTCGTTGAACCGACGCAGAAACTCTATCTCAATCAATAGCTGTTTATCTTTGTCGCTTGCATCATCGGCTTCATAATCAGCTTTACGCTTTGCTCGTCGATCACGTAAACCAATAAATAATTTTAGAAGTGATGCGTCATCAACATCCGACACTTTCATTTTCGCCTGCATATTCAATTTTACTCTCCTTCTTTTTTGTTGTTAGCCATTTTTCAATGTCTGTTTCGTCCCATCTTAAAATCTTTTGAGACACTTTGATGGGCGCGGGGAAACTAGCCTCTCGTCGACGCAGTTGATGTAACGCGCCTTTGGAAAGACCAAGTTTTTCAGATAGTTGTGTTGTATCGAGAAGAACCATTATTCACCTATTTTAAGTTATATGTATTAACATGTAAACACATAAACACTTTTTTGTAAAAATCAAGCTATAAGTTTTGTTTGATGCGCTTTTACTTCATCAAGAAGTGCGCCTTGCAGTCGTTGCTTCTTCTGCAGCCGATTGTAGACGCGGTGTTCAACTGGCGAACCTTCTAACATTATAATAAAATTATTCATCTTTTGGCCGGGGCGATTGATTCGTCCGTTGGCTTGTTCAAATGTTTCATTACTCGTTACACAACTATACCAAATAATTGTACTCGCGGCTGTTAGAGTTAAGCCGTGAGACATAGCCGCAGGTTGTGCGACTAATACTTTTGGGTCTTTTGCTGATTGAAACGCTCTGAATATTCTATCGCGTTCAGCTTTCTTTACGCCACCGTGTATAACTTCTACACTAAAATCGGCGCTAAGTTCTTTCGCAACCATGTTCACAGACGATACGTAAGGTACAAATACAATGACCTTGCCCTCTGCGGATTCAATGATTGAACGTGTTTCGTCAATACGTGGCGATGAAGGTATAGATACTTCTGTACCATCATTAGCATACACTACACCACAAGCTATCTGTATCAACTTACCCATCTTTACTGCTTCGTTAACTGCTGTAATCTCTCCTTCTTCTGCTTCTGTACGTAGCTTTGTAAGCATTTCTTTATATGCTTTGTTCTGTTCGGTTGTTAACTGTACAGACCGTGTTTCAAACATAACTGGAGGTAAGTCCAAACATTCATCACGCGTAAATCGTACTGATGGTTGCATAACTCTACGAACAATATCTGTTGCTTCTGGTCTAGGTAGCCATTGAAATTGTGTTATCTGTTTCATTACTTGATTCTTAAACCTACCAAAATAAGGTGGTACGTTATCAGGCGATACTAGTCTACACTGCGCCCAAGCATCTGTAGGGTTGTTAGGTGTAGGCGTTCCCGTCATTGCCCAACATGCGCGTGGTTCTGCATGACGATTAACTACCATATTGATAGCTTTCCACTTCGTCGTTCCTGCGTTGCGGGCACACTGAGCGACTTCGTCAACGATTACTAAATCAATATCGCGTCTGTGTTTTATGTAAGGTTCAATGATGTTTACCCCATCATGGTTAATTATATATACGTCATAGTCATGTTCTAGTAACTGCAATCTTTTCTTACGAGTTCCATGCAATACACCAAAGGTTAGGTGTGGGAAGTGGTTAAAGAGTTCGTCGGCCCACGTGCGTTCCAGCGTAGACAACGGAGAAACTACTAACGCCTTATTCAGTTGACCGACGCTCTTTAGATAGTCGTACGCCCAGAGAGAAGCTAACGACTTACCCGTTCCTAGTTCACTTAAATTGAATGCTCGTTTGTGTGTTGACAAAAATGCCGCCGCTTCCATCTGCGCTTTAAATGGCTTGTACTGCCCCGACCATTCGTAGTAAGTACGTATGGGGGCAGGCGCATTGAACCCTAAATGCCGTAATGCAACGGTTTCACGCGTCCTATGCGGAACGGCTACAAACGGATCGCCTTTTACTTTAAACTGTTTTGCAGATGGTAATACATTGAGAATACGATCTGGATTTCTAGTTTTCAGTATCAACGCTTGTTTGTCTTGCCACACTAACATTTTTATCCTTTCTTTGTATACATAGAGGGTCGTGTCTTACGCCAACCTTTGTTGACTTTAGCACTTACCACTCTGGTGTTTGATTTAGCTGTGCTACCTCCCGCGTCGAGAGGTACTTTATGATCTATGTGTTTACCGTCGCCTTTCTTTACACGTCCGTCGCGCATGGCTTCTCGCCGCGCTTTGTTGTTGGCGACGCGTTTCTTTTGGACACTAGGTTTCTTGTTGTATTTAGCTTTAGTCGCTAATGCTTTTTTAGATGTCTTAGTCATTTAGCTCTCCATTATCACTTTAACTTGATCAACCGAGTCTACCACATGAGCAGATCCATTAGCACGTATTATCTCCTCAATTTCACGTTGTTGATTTGGTGTGACGTTGTTGATCTTTCCGGGCGCTTTCGTCTCGAACGCGAAAAACTTACCATCAAAACACACAAGTATGTCAGGACAACCAGACCTACCCATGCCATTAGATACTGGCATATAATACCAAGCGCCAATAGATTTAAGATATTCTTTTACCTTTCGTTTTACTTTTCCTTCAGGAGTTATCATTATATTTCCCGGTTTTATATCTCTATGTACAAGACCTTTGGAATGGGCTGCCTGTAAACCACTTGAAACTTGAGCTCCAATAAATAGAACATCATTTAAACTTATAGTTCTTCTTTTAGCAATGATTGAAGTTAGCGTATTTCCTTCAATATATTCCATTACAAAAAAAGGTTCGTCTCCTATTCCCCAATCAAATATTTGAACTATGTTTGGGTGGTTTAAGTTTGCAGCTGTTTGAGCTTCTCTTTTAAATCTTTCAACAAACTTCTCTTGCTGAACATAATTTGGTTTTAGTGTTTTTATTGCAACAGTTCTTTTTAATTGTTTATCGTTTGCTTTGTAAACATAGGACATTCCTCCTTCTCCTAGAAGTTGAATAATCTCGTATCTTTCTTTTATTATTTGTCCTATTTCCATAATCTAAACTACGTTAATTACAATTGCTGATACATTGTCTTTAGGATTTAATAACAACACTTCACTAACAAAGGTCTCAGCACTTATTCCATCTTGCATTTTTTTCTTTATGTATTCTTCACCAACTTCATTGTAAAGGCCATCACTACATAGGAACACAACATCGCCAATCTGCAATTGAAAATCTACTTCTTGTATATTAAGTTTTTCATTTGATCCAAGTGCTTGTTTTAATACATTTTGATAACCTGGCACATTTTGATCTTCTGTAACCTTGATCAAATTTCTATCTGACAATACATAGCATCTACTATCACCGACATGACCAATTTTCATTAGTGCATCACTATCTATAGATATTGCAGTCATTGTTGTTCCCATTCCAAGAGATGATGGATTTTTATCTTGATATTTTAAAATATTTTTATTTGCTTCAGTAATTATATGATTTAAATCTGTAATTTCTTCTAGAAGAGTATCGGCAGCAATTTTACTCGCAACATCGCCATTAACGTGCCCACCAAGACCATCGCAAACGGCTGCTTTAAAAGGTGGCTTTGAACTCCCAGAAATAGCCGGAAATATGGTATCTTCATTTTTTTTTCTATTAGGCCCACACTCACTTCTTGCAGACCAAACAATTTTAAAATCTTTCATTCACCAATAATCTTAGTTGTGAAATGTAATTGTATTTCTAGACTGTATAAAGAACAAGAATTAAAAAACATTGAGAACTCTATGAATATAACACGGTATTTTATTGTAATAATTGTTAGCATTGGAATTGGATTTTTTGGATTACGTTTCTATGACAATTTTTCTGAATCTTCGGACCTAAATACTTTTCTCGAAGAAGCTTACGTAATTTCAACCCTTCACAACGATTCATCAAAAGACTACCAAAGGTTAATAAATTTTGATGAACTAAACAGAGACGAATTTGAATCAACGTTCATTGAGATCATTAGAAACGCTCAGGAAGCAAATAATATTTTGATTAACTCTGAGAGTCAATATAAAGGAAGCGAAAAAGAACTTTTAGAGATTGCAACTACATCTTGGCTTAAAGGATTGGAAACATTTCAAGTTTCAATATTAAATTTAGTTGACCAAGAATACACTCAAGTATTAGAAGAATCCATTGCTGAAAGTATCTCAAGCTTATCAGTTGGAGATAAAGCTTATATTAATTTTTTGATTGAAATAAATAGTAAATCAGAAACCGAAAATATTTTTTTGCCTGATTTTTTTAATATTGAGTACACAGGGATTGAATCAAATGCATATCAATTTGCTGAAGTAATTGTAGACAAAGCCTTGGAAAATAAAAGTGGCTTGTTTCTAAAAAGAGATATTTCAGTAACGGGTGTTGAGTTTGTTCCCGAATCAATTGCAACCACAGAAGAGGGATACAAGGTCTTACTAGACAAAGAGGTTTCACTACAGTTAGTGATCGCTAATGAAGGAAATGTAGAAGAGACAGAAGTCCTAATTCTAATTTTAGTAACAGATGAATTTGGTGAAACGGTATTTGAGAAAAGAACAAAATTAAATACCATTGGACCGTTTGAGAGTAAAAGCTATTACACAGAACCGCTAAAAATTGAAAAAGGAATTGTCTATGAGTGGTTTATACTTGTCGAAGAAACAGAAAATGAAGAAGATT